GAAGCATATTTTGAAACATATCCATTAACAACTCCTTTTGATATTTCAACTGCTGATCATGCTGGTATTTCAACATATTTCTTCAGACATGAACTGCGCTCGGGCGCTCAGGCAGATGCATTTAAATGGTCTCATGATGGTAGAAAACTGTTCTTCTATTCTAAGTTTACTCAGCAAATCGTTGAGTCTGTTAACGTCAAAGAACCATGGACAGTTGGACAACATAATGGAAGCACTTATGATAATACCATTGAAAGGCACAGTCATTGGGTTAATTTAAGAAGATTAATTGGTTCTTATGGTTATGTCAGTGGTGGTCAGAATCAAGGAAACCCTTATAGAGTAAGGTTTAGACCAGATGGTAAGAGAGCAATTGTTCTTTATTCTGATAGTAATACATATCATGATATGGTACAGTTCACTCTTGACAAACCATTTGATTTTAAAACAATGCGTTTTGAATCTGTAATTGATCCAGTCAATTATGGAATTCTTGGAACAACTCAATTCATTACAGATTTTGATATTTCTAAGAGTGGGGATAGACTTTTTGTACTGACTAATGATGGTAATGTTAATAATCATATTGAATTCTTTGATTTGGAGAGACCATGGGATGTAAACACGATCAGATCTGCCGTTGGAGTAAGCACTTCAAATTATTATTGGTTCCCTGATCAGATTGCATCAACTAGAAAGATTAGTCCCCAGCTCCTTGAGTTTACTCCTGATGGAATGTATTTCTTCACGTCTAATCCAACTTATAAGAAAGCTCTCCTCAAGTATAAGATGGATAGACCTTATGAAATTGCAACTGCAGAACCAGTAGCAGAACATCTGTTCATTCAAAAGGAATCTTCTGATGATGCTACGGGAATCTTTATGACTCGTGACGGCACAAAACTCTACACCATAGAGAGTGTGGCTGGAAATATACATCGTTATGATATTCCTGAGGCAAGTGCATACAACATTAACAGGGCAGTTTATAGTGGAAACACAACATCAGTTCTTTCTGATGACAGTTCCATGCAAGGAATTTACTTTAAGAATGATGGTACTAAAATGTACACTTGTGGTTTAACAAATGATAATGTTTATGAATACACATTATCATCCGCATGGGATGTGACTTCCAAGAGTGCTGCAACAACATTTGATGTTTCCAGTCAAACCACAGACCCAAGGGACATTGAATTCTCTAGAGATGGTTCTTACATGTTTATTGCATCCAATGCTCCTGTTGGTGGTGGATATGAGGAAATAGTCTCTTATAAATTATCATCACCTTGGGATATATCTACTGCAACGTTCCATTTGAGAACCCCTGTTAGCAACTTTGCAAAAAATTTACCTGGATTAGCGTCATTTACCTTTAGTCCTGATGGTTATGAGTTAGTTCTTTGTGATTTAAGTAATACGACTAGACGATTGACACAGGTTAGACTTCAAAGTCCATATCAAATTGATCAAGTTGCTGAATATAGATCAACAACGACTCCTGCTGGATATAGCACATACAACAACTCCCATATTCACCTTCTAAAGTCTATTCAATTCAGTGAAGAGGGCGATAGACTTTATATGTTGGATAATTATAACACATCCTATGGTGGATATATCTGGACCTGGACTCTTCCAACGAAGTTTAATATTAACAATGCATACTTTGATGGATTGATGAAAGTACCTCAGACTGGTTCCATCTATTCTATGGCATTTACTAATGATGGTTTGACCATGTATGTTGAAAGGACTAAACAAGGATTCCTTAATAAAATTAGACTTAGAAAACCATATCAAATCCATGATCCATATCATGTTGATTATAATCATCCACAGATTCTTCCATGGGGATATCAGGCCAACTTTAATCACATAACAATGACTCAAGACGGTAAGAGTCTAGTTTACTGTTATGCATATAGTGACTCTGAAGGTCTTGGGAAACTCAATCTTAATGATATTAAACCGCTTGAAATAGCAAAACCAGTTGAAATTAAAGCAGGATTGGATGTAAAAGGACCAATTATTGCTGGCGGATTATCAATTGATTCTGATCATATTACCATTGGTCCAGGAATTGGATCAACTTCACCTCTTGGAATCATGTATACTGATTCTAAGGGTAGAGTAAAGGTATCAAGTAATCCACTTAATAAATTGATTTATAGTGCTCCTCCAGTATCAACTGCTGCTGGACTTGCACATACTACATTTGCAGTTCCTCGTAAGTTTGGATCAACTACAAATAGAGTTGAGGATGGTGAATATCAGGGTGGAGGTATTTTGGCACCTAATGGAAAGATATATTTCTATGATATTTACAATCGATATGCACTGGAAATTGATCCGGATACTGGAATAACAAAAAATGCTGGTATTGGTCAACCAGATTATACACGTAGATTATCTGGTACTTTCTATAGTCGCACCTTGGCACCTAATGGAAAGGTTTATGCCATTCCATATGCTGGAAGGGATCACTTTATGACTCATGATCCTTTTAGTAATGATTTTGAAGTAGTTGGACTGGGAACTATATTGTCATCTGAAAGTGCTTATTATGGATCTACCCTCACACGTGAAGGGACAATTGTTGCCATGCCGCACACTGAAACACGTATTATGGAAATTGATCCATTAACCAACACCGTTGAGTTATATGAAACTGGTCTTACTGGTACTATCTCTCATGGTGCTGTTCTTGGTCCAAATGGAAAGGTTTATAGTGTTCCATCTACTGATAATAATGTCGTTGAGTTTGATCCAGTTACCAAAACAATTAGTACATATGCAACTGGTATAACAGGATCTAACAAATTCGTGGGCGGCGTTTTAGCACCAAATGGATGCATTTACTTTATTCCATATGGTCATACGTCTGTCGGAAAATTTGATCCTCTTACTGGAACTTATTCTGATGTATCATCTGGTCTCAGTGGAGGTTCTAAGTGGTGGTCAGGGTCTCTGGCACCAAACGGTAGAATTTATACTTGCCCATATTCTACAAAGACGATTCTTGAAATTGACCCCGTTACAGACACTGTAACAACAGTAGCCAACACCGATGCAGGAACCTATAGAGGATTTGTTCTTGCACCTAACGGAAAGATGTTTGCTCCTCCTCATGATAATATGACTGAGGGATTGGTAATTACTCCACCTAACGTTGGAATACAGACATCACTTTATACTCCTGCCGATGATTGGATTTATTCTGCTTATGTAAATCATACAGTTTGAGATTTGATGGGGGAGGCAACTCCCCCCTTTGCACTATTTCATTGTTTATGTTATTATTATAACTATTATAACTATTATGAGAAATAATTAATCACATGAATTTTGCCGTTTATTCAAAAGACGATTGCCCTTACTGCAAAAAAGTCAAAACCGTATTGGAGTTGACAGGTAGTAACTTTGTGGTTTATAATCTTGGTGAGGACTTTACGAAAGAAGAGTTCTATGCTGAATTTGGGCAAGGATCAACCTTTCCTCAAGTAATATGTGATAATAAAAAATTGGGAGGTTCTGTTGACACAATCAAATTCCTCAAAGAACAACAAGTCATTAAATCATAACATAAATAAATCAGACATCCACAGAAATCGTGGTATTGAGTTTTTACTTAATGGAGGTAAAAGAAAGCAGACTTATCCATTCCACATCATCTTCGAAAAGATGGTTTGCTTTCTGAATAGGGAAGTTACTATCTATTTCGAGTTTTCCTTCAAGTCAAGGAAGAGAAAAGTAATTCCCAGGAGAAAGAAAAATGTTAGCAGTTAGTCTAGTATTTGGTTCATTCATGACCATTCTGTTTCTTATAATGGGACTTGTAATTGGATGGACTGCTAGAGAATACATGATGAACTATCGGGAAGTACCAAGACCTCACCCCGAAATGTTTGATAATCAAGGAAACTTGATACCCGATGAGGTGATTGCATTTAACTTTGAGAACTATCATGACTACGAAATCAACGACGAAGAAGACGACGAGTAGTAGAACCAAAACTACTACCACAACTACTAGACAAAACATAGATCTTCCAAACAATCCTTTTGCATTTGAAGTTTTTCATTTAGCATCAAAACAAAAAACAAAAGCAAAAAAGATTGAAGTTCTTAAGAAATATGAACACCCATCACTAAAGTCTTTGTTTATTTGGAACTTTGATGAGAGTGTAATTTCTATTCTTCCACCAGGAGCAGTCCCATATTCTGGATATGCCGATCAAACCTCTTATAGTGGAAATCTGAGTACCAAAATTTCCGAAGAAGTTCGTAAAATGCACGAAACTGATTCTTTTTCCTTGGGATCTAGTGATAGGCAAGGTCATACTACGATTCGTAGAGAATTCAAACACTTTTATCATTTTGTAAAGGGTGGTAACGATGCTATGAGTGCCATTCGTCGTGAGACTATGTTTATTAATATTCTTGAAGGACTTCATCCATTGGAATCGGAAATTCTTTGCCTTGTAAAAGATAAAAACTTAACCGAAAAGTATAATATTACTAAAGAAATCGTTTCAGAATCTTATACTGATATTATTTGGGGTGGTCGTTCTTGAATTGG